AAGGGAGAGAAGAACGAGGACGGGAGCGAAATGTCGGACAAAGACAAGCGCAAGGCCGCCCTGGACAAGGCGCGTAAGTACCAAGAGCAAAAGCGTAAGAAAGGCAAGTAAAGATGGCGGTCAACGAAAATCTTTATAATTGGATGAACAAAACTCAGGGCATGAAAGCTGCTGAGTGGTATCGCAATAACCCAACGAAACCGCATACCAGTAATCCTTTTGTAAACGTAAATGACGCCAAATGGTTTCCACAAGCAAGTATTGAAGATCCACAGAAACAAAACGTTGCTTCTGTGCAGGACCCCTATCGACAGGGATACGCGGACAGTGGTTTAAATTCTTCCGCTTCCGAAACAACACCAAAACTTGAATCGGGCAAATATGGTTTTGTTTCCGAACAAGAGCTTAAGAATCTGTATCCTAATGCAGCTTATAAACAGTTAGAAATTCCCAAGTATGCTGACATTGAACTTACCCAGTATGGGATGGGTTACAGCGAACAAAACAGTGGAAGCCATCATCTTTTTAGTAAGTTCATTAATAGCCCTGAATTTAGAGGTCTGGAGTCCAAGCAAACAGCTCTTTGGGATCAAGGTCAAGAATTAGCAAAGCCTTATTCTTCTGGGGAGAAAGGAGCCGCCGGATTAAAAATTGTTGACTTTGAAGGCTATTCAAAAGTCGCGGATCAATACAACAGATTGATGGAAGAGCGTAGTGGATATGCTTCTCAGCAAAGGGCTTTAGCGGGTAAGTACAACCAACAGTACAGTGGTCAAGCATTACCAGGATGGGAAAATGTTGGTTATTACGCTGATGTAACCTTTCCTGAACAAAGTGAAGGTTCAGATGACTCTTTAATTGCCGTTCAATATGGAGATGGTTTTCCCAAGCAACCCGCTTGGATGAAGCAAATTGAAGCTGAATACAACAAAACTAAAGGCAAGCCGTTAAGCCCTGGCACTCCAAAACCAGGACGTGGAATGGGAGATGTCTGGGAAGGTCCTGTACGTGACGCAAGTGCCCCTCAAGATACGGACTACTCCATTGCAACAGCCTTAAGTGGTTCTGATGAACAGCGTCAACAACAAACATTCCAGGCTGAGTTCGATCCACAGAAAGCACAAACGGCTACGGCCGCTGCAAAGGCCTACAAAAAATCAGCTTCTACAGAAGATCCTTTCCGAAGTCAAGCCGTATTCGGTTAGTATTTAGTCACTATCCGAACATAATCTAGTGCCTGCTTATCAACACCTTGCGTACCGACGTAACGCTCGTGCTGCTGCTCGCAGGCAACAGATCCGTCCCCCGAAGAACCTAGAAACCCTGCAACAGGCAAGGGATGATTTCGGTTTCTTTTGTGATTACGTAGCAGATAAGCCTCCGGCTGAGCACCACAAGGAATGGCATCGGCACTTCGTTACTGAAGAAGACAGCAGCTGCTTACTGAAGATTGCTGGACCAAACGTTGACCTCCTGGCACCACGAGGCTCGGCTAAAAGTACCGTGCTGGGTTTGTTTACGGCATGGGCGATTGGTGTCCATACGATGGCCAAGAAGCCACTGCAGATCCTGTATTTGTCGTACACAGTTGATATTGCACGTTCCAAATCAGCAACCATCAAACGCATCATCGAAAGCAAGCGGTATCAAGAAGTTTTTCCAACCGTACGCCTCCTCAAGAACGTAACCAGTAATGAGTACTGGTCTATTGATCACAAGTTTGCAGGCATTGACACCACTGGTGAAGAACAGTTCACACTCTGCGCAGCAGGTTTGAAAGGTTCCGTGACATCGAAACGTTCACACCTCGTGATCATTGATGACGCTATTAAATCTGCCGCAGATATTTCCAACCCTGACATCCGTAAACAGATGCAGGACAACTGGAATGCGGTGATTGCACCAACGATGTTTGAAGGTGCCAGGGCTATCTGTCTTGGTACTCGCTTCCGTCATGACGACATTCATTCCACAACCTTCAATCCACAGAACAACTGGATGCAGATTGTGTTGTCTGCGATCTTGAACGATCCCAAGTCTGGGGAAGAGAAGTCGTATTGGCCTGAGATGTGGTCCCTGGATTACCTAAGGGAAAAGAAACGACAGGCACCAATTGCTTTCTCGTTCCAGTACATGAATCAGATCGTCAGGCAGAACGAATTGTCCCTGGCGCCAGAGCTGATTGTTAAGGCGGAGATTGCAACAGAGTTTGATGCACTTGGCATTGGTGTTGACCTTTCTGCTGGTACAAAAGAAAAGAATGACTACACCGTCATGGTCTTAGGTGGACGCATCGGGGATGCAGTTCACATCATTGATTACCGTCGCTTACGCGTGATGGGTAACCTTGAGAAGCTTGATGCCCTCAAAGAACTTCTTAACGACTGGTCCATCCTTGGCTGTGATGACAACGGCAATTACTTCCCGACCTATTCAACGTGTGACATCTGGAGTGAAGCCGTTCAGTACCAGGCATCATTGGAAGCTGACTTCAAGCGAGTTTGCCTAACAAACGAAAGCCTCTACAACTTGATCTGGCACCCAGTCAAAGGTTTCCGTTCAGATAAACTTGCACGCTTCCGTGGAATCATGGGTATGTTTGAAGACCGCAAGATTATCTTTAATCGTTTCCGCAACTTCACTGCAATGTTTGAGGAGTTGACTAATTTTGGTGTTAGCAGTCATGACGACTGTGTTGACGCCTTGGTCTGGCTTGTGACTGGCTTAGCGAGAAAAGGTACGCTCCAGATTGATTACTAAACTTTAGAATGGATGAAAAAGTATTGCGATACCCGTGGGTCCTGAGTACATAGCGATTGGCCTTACCGCCATTGTATCGGCCATTACAGGTGGATCCTGGGCAGCGAATAAAATACTGGATAGGCAGCAGGAGCGTATCCAGCAAGCCTTTGATTACATCGGTTCACAAAAACGCAGGATTGACCTCTTGGAAGACCAAATCAATCGCATGCCAATGGAATACGTTCTGAAAGTAGATTTCCTTAGAGAGATCCAGGAAATGCATAACAACTTTCGCGAAATAAACGGTAAGCTTGATAAGCTAGTGGAGAAAATACTCTCAGCCAAATGAGTTACATCCTTGAAGTCCAAGAGGACGAAAACGGTGATCAGTACATCACCTTCCCCGATGAAGTGATCGAAGAGCTGGGTTGGCAAGAAGGCGACATTCTCAATTGGGATGTTCGTAGTGAAGGTATTGTTATTTCCAAGGTCAACGATCCTTCTGGCTACGAAGTCATAGAAGATTAAAATAAAGGTACGCAGGAGGACGTATGGAATTTGAATTGGCTGGTCGTTACTTCGGCAGTGGCTTTGGTTCTGCACCTCTCGGTTTATTGATGCCGACTGAACCTGAGGAAGAGATGCCGACCCAGCCGTATCAAACCATGGGTCAGGTTACGTCTCCTCGTTCCCCTTCCCCGCTGAAGGCTTATGATTACGTCGCACCCAAGAAGGCTCCAGGCAAGTTTTCCACTGAGGCGTTAAGTAAATTAAGAGCCCAAGCAAGAGCACGTTAAAATAAAAAGATCATAAACACACGGCAATGATACGTTATTACGGCGAGAGTAATGTCCCTGGCGCACCAGGTCAAGCAGCACCATCTCCTGCAGTGCGTTTTAATCCTGCTCAGTTAAACGTGCAGCCTCCAGCCGGATACAACTTACGTCCTGGGTATGACCCTAGTCGGGTTGATATTGATCGCGATGGTTTTATCTTGCACGATCCACGCTCCGGCGTGGCAGGTGGTAATTTCATGGGCGGACAGGGTCTGCAAATTAATCCTGAAGCCCATAAGCAACAGAATCGTCAACAGAAGATTTACAACAAAGGGATGGGTACTGACAACCCAAACGAAAAAGAAATCTTCCTTCGTCGCTCTGGCCCGCAGCTTCCAATGGCAATGGGAGGCATGCAGCCGATGGGTAACGCAGGCATGTTCGTAGATAACGCTCAGATGTTCATGGGTCCACAACTTGGACAAATTCCTGCAGGTTTTCAAAACAAGTTTGTTTCCTGAAAACTGCTACCATTAAAAGAAAAGGGGAATAGTTAATGGCTGACGCTAGGGCCAGGCTTCAAGAAATCATCAATGCCTATCTCGATAAAGATAGCAACATTGTTGTAGATACTGGCATCGTTGCGTCCCATATCGCTCAGATGAAACTCTTTGGCATTCGCCAAGGAGTTGAGTTTTTCCCGACCCAGGATAACTTCGGTGCACAGCGCAAGGACTTCCTTGACCGTGTACTGAAGTACAACAAAATGGATACACGCCTGGATTCAATCTGGGAGTATTTCCTGTGTGACGGCCAGGGCCTTTTCTACATTCGTCCAACCAAAAACAACTATCGTCTTTATTACTTCCGTCAGCACGAGTACCGTTCGTACTACAACGTTGACGGTGAGATTGACGAAGTTGTGATCATCTACAGCTATAAGGTCAAGCGTGGCAATGGCTTTGGTGATCAAATCAACACAACTAATATCACTGGTTCCAGCAGTACATACAACCCTGGAGCCAAGCGATACATTCGTCTGTCGATCAAAGCAAACGAAATCGAAGAGACCCATTCGGAATCTGAGCTTACGTTTGACATGCCGACGTATGCCCTAACCGGAAATACGAAACAACTGCGCAACAGTCTTGGTTTCATTCCTTGTGTTGAGATCTTTAATAATCCACAAGGTTTCTCGGCAGACGGTGTTGGCGAATTTGATTCCATGGCGAATCACATCGTCACACATGACGACTTGATGCGGACGATTCGTAAGAACATTACCTTCTTTGGTAACCCGACTCTTCTGTCGTCACGTCCCAAGACTGACCTGATTGAATCCGGTGGTGATTCCGTTATTCAGCGTCCGTCGATTGCTGCAAACTCCGGTTTCGCAAGCCCGTCTCCAATGAGTTCGTCAATGTTCAAGGCTGATCCTGTCAGCCGTGGCGTTGATGGTCAACTTCGAGTACCGCGAGTCATTGCAAACCTGGAGCCAAACGACCGAGTTGGTTACATTGTTCCCGATGCAATTACTGGAGACCAAAACGCTTTTGCCCGTCAGTACCGCGAAGAAATTCGTACTGCTCTTGGCGGTGTGGATGAGCTGTCGATTTCTGCTGGCGTTACTGCAACTGAATACAAATCCTTATTTGGGCGGGTCGCTGCGACATCTAAGAAAAAAGCGAATGCCATTTATACCCACGGCATCTGTAGGTGCCTTGAACTAATTATTTATCAAGAAGAACAACTCTTCCGTTCCACGTTGGCAGCAGCTGCAGGTATTGAGAAGCCAGTACCTCTGCCTCCTGGTGCACCACCGGAAGCTGAGCAAGGTTATCAAGACGCCCTTCAGGCGTACAACGACCAGCTCAAAAAACTTATGATGGCGTTAATTGAGACCCAGATGATTCCACCCGGAGTTACTGGTCTCATACCGGATGGTGATGTCACTGTCCAGTGGCGCTGGTTGGGTCCCGTTTACGAAGACTCAACTCAGGACATCCTGAACAACTCCATTGTTGTAAGAAATTTACAAGAGTTAGGTGTTGATAGCATTGAAGCACTGAA